AAACGGGTTGGTCAGAGTGACCGTGCTACGGATCGGCGTGATGTCGTAATACAGACCACCGCTCTGAATATAAAACTTAAGGTTGGTGCCGACGCCAATAAGATTCAGGTATGCAAGCGTGATCCAGTTCCAAAGCGACCGACACAGCCCCAAGAACGTGTTGGGAGTAAGCAGGTTCCAGCCCCCGATCTTCTCCGGGTTGCCTTGACGGAAACGAACCTTGTCGCACTCATACCACCCGCCTTCGGTGGTGTATCGAGTGTTTTCCCGATTTACACCGGGTTTGAATGCAATTTTCTGGAGCGGCACGTCACACCTCAATCAAGACAAGAACAGGGCAATCTCAGCTTCTCGTCGCCTTACCAACCCCGGCAATACTTTACCCCCACCAATTGTCCACTGCCGGAACGCCTCTGCTGCACCCTCCCAATCCTCCCTATTAGCACGCATCCGGATCTGGCTGCGTTGAAGATTGCCTAACCCGGCGTTATAGGAAAAACTGACCAAAGCGTCAAAGCTGCCTTGACGCCCAGATACGCCGGGAACAAGTCGAAGAACACCACGTTCAAAATTCTGTACGTCAAGTCGGAATAGTTCGTCGATCTCGTTCTTCGTCCAGACACGGTTATCCTCCGGCTTCAAGGGATACTCTTTACGAATCATGCCGGTATAACCCTCCTTGCGAACCACCGGCAGGTTGATTTGCTGCTGATAAAGCACGTGCCCATAACCGATAGTCCAGATGTGCGCCGGACACAGGTACGGTTTGCTGCGAAACCCCTCAAACTCGTGCATCAGGGCTTCGCCACGCGGGCTTAATTTCATTTTTTATTCCACTGACGCGACCCAAACCAGAACCCAATTATCCCCCCAAGCATCGCCATCTCGTCGCTGGAGAAAATCAATTCAGAGTACTGAATCACGTCATGAATGCTGCGGATAAGTTCCGGGTGCTGCCACAGGTAAAACGCCATAAACGCGTTAAGCCCAATCAACTCAAACACAAACAAGTATGTAACCGTAGGACGCACCGTTCCGACGTAGTTGGCAACCCAGCGGGAAGCCCGCTCAAGCACCTTTTTGTCATGGGCAAGCGCGGCCTCCGTCATCCGAGCATCAGTCTCCATTGCAACCTGTTCGGTACGGATCTCTTCCATCTTGGCTTGAGCCGCAAACCCAGCAGCCGCCAGTTGCAGTTCCCGTTCGGTCTGCATCTTGACCAACTCAAGTTCGTGCTTCTGGTCGGCACGAGTTTGAAAATAATCCAGCAGCTTGGGCAAGCCGGAGATAAGAAGACCACCAAGAGTTGAAAGTAGGGAGAGCATTATTTTTCCTTTTTCGCCGTAATGATGTCTTCACCTTTGCGTACAGTGACCTTATCGCCTTCCACATCCACACGCATTGGCAGTTCCTGACGGTCCAGTTTGTCCAACTTCTCGATCAGGTGCTTGATAACTTCAAACTCAGGCTTTTCCTGCTTGGGAGAGGCACCGGCAATTCCGTTCAACATCGAGATCAACGCCGTAAGAGCGGCACCCAGCAAGCCCATAACGGCCGCAATCTTGTCAGCTTCAAGGAAGATACTGGCACCCACGCCGATCACGACAATAAGCGTGATATAGGCAAGTCCGTTACGACCAATTGCTTTACCAGCTACTTCCTTGGCGCTGCTCTGCGCTTCCAGCCTTCCAAGTTCTGCCTTGACCTGCGCCTTGAAAAACGCAAGTTCGCTGTTGTCTGCGTCTTTATCCATATCAGCCCACATTGCCCTTCACCTGCGAAGCGTTGTTACCACCAAGCCAAGTCAGTGAGTTGCCGTTTTGGCGAACTGCGTAGCCTGCATCACCACCGACACCGGGATTGGTTTGTTGGGTATTTGAAATTCCGGACGTAGACGAACCTGCCGAACCATTTTGACCCCAATCTCCACCCGCACCGCCATCACTACTTTGACACTGGAACAGACCACCAACAACACCTGAACCTCCGGCACCAGCCCCAGAACTGCTTCCGGCAGAACCGCTTAAACCGGGGTACCCGGCACCTCCACTATTAAAATCAGGATCAGCGCTACCTCCGGAACCTCCAGCCGCGTTATTAAATCCACGCCCGCCACCCCCGCCGCCACCGGAAGCACGGTAATAAGGAGCATTTCCACTGGCCCACTGGCTCACTGTGTACAGACCGGTCGCGGCAAAACCACCACCGCCACCTCCACCACCGCCAAAGATATAACCGCCAGTGTTGTCAATTGTTGTGGGTATGGAAAGAGACAGCGCATCACCACCGCTATTACCACCCACACCATCAGTAAAAAATTTAGTAACTACGTTGATAAAAATGGCGCTACCTCCACTACCACCACCCCCACCTTCCCCGTAGATACCAGCGTTGTTAACTATTTTGCACGTGCTGCCAGACGCCCAGCCGGAGCCTTGAACAATCCCAGCCTGACAATCGGCATTGACCGTCAGATTCACTTCTACGGGGTTAGCAGGGCTACCAACCGCTACAAACAAATTGTAGGGGGTTATCTGAGTGGCGGTTAGGTTCACATTAATGACCTGTATGCCACCCCCGGAAAAGAGCATCTGTTGAATGCTCATGACAAACCGGCTCCAGAGATCACGAAGGTATTGGAAGCAACGCATAGGATTGTGCACACTCCATATTGAGCAAGGGTTCTGTTGCCTGTGCTTGACACCCCAGCAAACCGGAGAGTCGTACCACCCCCCTGCGTGATTGTCTGGTTAGAACCCGAGTTGTTATAGATCGTGACCGCGTTACCCACAGAAAATACGCCAGACGGCACCGTTACCCCACCTGACGAGATGGAGATGTGCTTGCCGTTGTCCGTTGCAACCAGCACGTAGGCAGAGCTTTGGGAGTTCTGGGGGATGCTTCGGACGTTACCAGCCGAGTCAGAAAGCGTGGTGAACGTGCCTGCCGCAGCACTGCTACCCCCGATAACCGCACCGTCTACAGTCCCACCGCTAATAGTTACGTTGCTGGCGTTCTGCGTGGACATCGTGCCAAGGCCGCTAACCGCCGTGTTGGCAATTGCAATGCTGGTGTTTCCAGCCGCAGTCAGACGCCCCTGCGCATCAACCGTAAACGTGCCAACCTGCGTGGCAGAGCCGTAAGCACCGGGGGTAACTGCCGTATTGGCAAGGCTGATCGTGCCAGTGGTTGTGATCGGACCACCCGTAAGCCCCGTGCCAGTAGCAACACTCGTTACCGTCCCTCCACCACCGCCACCACCCGTAGCAGCAATCGTAATCGACCCAGCACCGTTGGTAATCGTGACGTTGGAGCCAGCAGTCAGCGTGGTGCGGGTAAATCCAGAGCCGTTACCGATATCAATCTCGCCGTTAGCAGGAGAAGCAGTCAGGCCCGTACCCCCATTCGCAATAGGCAGCGTACCCGTCACCCCTGTGGAAAGAGGCAGGCCAGTCGCATTGGTCAAAGTGCCAGACGAGGGGGTTCCAAGCGCACCACCATTGACTACAAACGCTCCTGCGGAGCCGACGTTAACCCCCAGCGCCGTAGCAACACCCGTGCCAAGCCCGGTCAGGTTAGAGATATTGGTTGCCGAAGCCGCTACGTAATCGGTCCCGTTGAAGACCACCAAGCCCCGAGAATTGGCAGAGATGGTAGTGCCTGTCTGCCCAGACGCCTTGACCGTGACCCCGTAGGTGGAATCCGTGTTGATGACGAGGTAGGTCTTGCTGGTGCTGGGGGCCGTGATGACCTTGGTCGCAGTCAGGGGCCCGACGATCTTCAGGATGTAGTACTGGGCAGTCGTGGAGCCGATGTTGGTTGCGGAGTTGGTGCCCTGCGTGTTGGTAAGAGTTACTGCACCGTCCCCTGTCAACGTCAACGTGCCAGCAATAGCGATGTCCAGATAGGCAGTAACGGCGTTGTTTACGTCATTGCCCCACGTGCCAGACTCCGTACCAGTGACGGGCTGACCAAGGGAAAGCAGCGTTGTGTAGTTGACGGTCATTTAAAACTCCTTCTACGCCTGCCAAGGAAGCGGAAGTTGCACCACAGGCGGGTTAATTTGATCTTGAATCTGTTCCGATACACAAGCCTCGGCAGCGGTTTTATTTACTCCGTTTGCCCAGCACCAGCCCAGAACTTGGTCTTGGGTCAGATCAGCGTAGGGGGTAAACGGATCTCCGGGGCTGGGGAAGCTGCAAGTGCCATACACGGAGGCAGAATAATTCTCGTCCACACCGCTACACCGCCAGCCAGCCGTGATGACCACATCCTGAAGGTTGCCCTCTACAGGTTTGCACTGCATCCACTCAATAATCCACGTAAATTGCGTTGCCATTATTAAATTCCTTTCAGCGCGGCCACTTCGGCCTTAAGTGCTTCAATCTGTGCTTGCTGCTGCGCTAAAACGTCCTGAACACTAGGCTGCGCTTGCTGCGGGTACGCGGGTGCTGGGCTGTTCAGGAAATTAATGTGGTGTTCAACCAGACCGGGTATCTCGGATTCATCGACGGCGCAAACAACATTAAACTCAATTTTCTTTCCGTCGAGTTCAGTCTTAATGTGGTAAGACTTATCTGCAAATTGTTCTACTGTGTAGTCCATTTAATTCCTCAAGCATTTGCGCGGGTGCGTACGAAGAAAAACCCAAAAGTTGCCGTTGACCCAAAAGTGTTCGTCCACCGATATCCATTCACGCTAGATTGATATGCAAGCGTTCCAACTTGAGCAATAACGGAACTTACCGCAAGTGTGCTGCCGCCACCACAAATGTATATTGTTACACCACCATTGTTAAAATTATTAACAACAAGCATACCGGAGGCGGTTGAAAAATCTACTGTTCCATTATTAGCAATTGAAGTTGCGCCACCATCTACGTCAATTGTGTATGATCCCGGCGCTTGTGTTATTCGGACGTTGCCGGAGGTGTCAATCCTCATGCGCTCGGTGCCAGCAGGCTCAAACGTAATTGCTGCACCAGTTTTAGAACGCAACCCAAGGACTGAAGAACCAAAGATTAAATGATCTCCGTTTGTTGCTCTGTCGCTGTTTCCAAGCCGAAGTGCAGAGTATCCACTTGCGTTGGGGTTGTTAATAAACTCCCCAATTTCACCAGCAAAATTCTTTTCTAAGTGAAGCAAAGCAGCGGGCGAACTTGTCCCGATCCCGACGTTGCCGGAGGAGTCGATACGCATCCTCTCAGACCCGGCGGTTTCAAAAATCATATTGCTAGAACCTTCGCCATAAATCGACGATTTTTTGGTTCCGCCAATGTTGAAATCGACGCGGCTGTAACTCGCGCCATTGATTGTCAAACAGGTCTGACTGCCGTAACTATTGGGCGTCCCGCCAATCCCGAAGTTGCCGGAGGAGTCAAACCGTGCATACTCTGAAGAGTAGCCTTCAAACGCCAAATAGCCGTTGGCAGTAACCGCAGCGTTGAACGCGGAAATCCTCATGCCACCGGCAGTATTGCCGTTGGATATGTCTAGGACGCCATTGCTGCCCGATGTCCTTGTGCTGCCGCCTGATACATGAAGTTTTGTGTTTGGCGAACTCGTCCCAATGCCGACGTTGCCGCCGTTAGGGTTCAGCAGTAATGAATAGTTAGTTGCTAGATTCCCCGTGTCAGTAGACTGAATCCATGCGTAGTCGCCGCCGTTTGTTCCAAAGTCAAGGCACGAAGTAAAGGTAGTGCCACGCAGGCGAAGCAGCCCATATGTTTGCGTTGTGCCGGAAGTTTGTGGAGCGCCCCCTGTTTGGGCTCCCTGAATAACTGTGCGAACTCCGTCGAATGTACTCGTCCCAATCCCCACATCCCCGGAGTTATTAATGTACAGACGTGTTGCGCTGTTGCTAATGTCGTAGATGTAAAAGCCGGTGTTGGTGTAGTCGTAGGAAACGCGAAACTTGTTGGTGACTACACCGCTCTGCCGATACGCCCAGATAACCGAGGTGTCTTGGTACGAAGTTGAAACGCGCAGTGAATCGCCAAAGAACGGAGTTATGTCCAGCGCACAAGTCGGGCTGCTCTGGTTGATGCCAAAGTTAGTCCCGTCGTAATACATGTTGCTAGAAGAGAACGTTCCAGACCCACTGCTGTAATAAGGGACGATGTTCCCCGTAAAGAATGTTTGCCCGGTGCCGCCATTAGCTACAGGCAAAGTACCAGTCACACCGGTAGAAAGAGGCAGTCCCGTTGCGTTGGTAAGTGTGCCGGAAGAAGGGGTACCGAGCGGGCCACCATCGTAGATAGCTTTGCTGGACGGGTACGTAACAAACACGTCCTTAGTGCCCGCCGTAAATACGACTTTATTACCAGAGTTGCTGGAAGACAGCACCGTGTCTCTGGAGAGCGTCGTACCCGACGAAGTGTACGTACCAATACCAACTTCCCACTCGCTGGTAGTCTGCCCCGCAATACAGTAGTACGTGGTGTTTCCGTTGCCGATAGCGGCAAAAGACTGATACCCGAGAGACGCACCAAGAAGCGTAACCGTGCCGTTACCGGTCGTAGTGGTAGTTTCTTTTACACGATCTGCGATTACGAAGGCCATAGTTTCCTCACACCATCATTTCTACGTCTTCCCAATTCGGGCTTTGATCAGTATCGATAATCTGCCAAGTTGGAGTTTGCGCAGTGTTTATGATATTCCAATTCGGGTTCTGGCTGTCATCAATAAGCGTCCAGTAGGCGACCCCAAACGCATTTACTTCCCCACGAGCCTGCACCCCTGTGAGCGACACCAACCTCGGCCCCACAGCAACACTACCAACCGCCCCAGTAGCCGGTACCCCAGTCAGGTTGACTACTTTGGTAAAGACAACCGATCCAACCGCCCCCGACGCCGCTACCCCCGTCAAGGCAACAGTCAGATTGGCCCCTACAGTTCCAACTTCTCCATACCCAGCATTACCACTAATCCCGAACGCTTTGCCTACGTTCCCAACTTCACCGGAGGCAACCACCCCCGTCAACCCAACGCTGAAAGCCGATTTGACCGTACCCGACAGCCCAGAGGCCAGCACCCCCGACAAGAACTGCTCAAACGCCGCATCAACCGACCCAACCGCACCGGACGCGCCCACTCCGGTCAGGGCTATAAACCGTTCACCAACCGCAACAGACCCAACCT